ACATATGATTGTGAGGATCGTAAGCACCAAGCTTTAATGTCAACGGATTGTCACGCATCAAGTCTCTGAAATAATCAGACATACCTAATGAAGATATCTCCATTATTTGGTTAGATGTCATCTGTAACACAGACCCTCTACGTAAATCTGTAAACCAAACACTGTCTGCCCATTTAGCAAAAGATTCAGGATTTTTACTAATTCCCCACTCACCTGGCATAGGAACTTGAGTTCCCAATACCTCTGGAACAGATACAACCTGACCTCCTCCAACAGAGTCAAACAATATATTCTTACCATAAAGAACTGTACTTACCTTATTCTCTTGGAATATAACTAGATCTGTATCTCTAGCGTACAGCTTTTGTATAGAACCAAAATCTCTGTCTAAATATTTGAAGTTAGAAATTGATAAGTTAAACTCGTTAAGTCTATTTAAAGATGAATTGTTCTGATATACACCACTATAGCATATAGATGCCTCGCTTCTTATTTGCTTATAGTCCTCAATAGGAGTCTGAACTCTAGGGCTGAATCCCTTGGTTGTTTCGTTGAAGTCATCATAGATTCTATCTGATTCTAGACCATTGCCCCAACACCAAGCATTAAAATCGCTGTTCTCTGTATTCGGTTTATTTATCTGTATAATTGCAGGAGATGCAGATGTCTGATCCTGATCAACAACTCCTTCTAAAGATACAGTACCTGCTACAGCAGGACCAGCACCTGGGAATGGAGCATCAATAACTACAGAGTACAAATCTTCTACAGCTACAACTTCAAATATTCCATTTATTGGAGACAATGTAGTTGTAACCTTTACAGAGTCACCTACGTTAAAGTAGTGAGGTACTGATCTAGATGTATGAACTAATTTGGTATTTCCATTAGAATCTACATAAGAATCATATGCCCAAAGAACTTTGTGATATCCATTAACAATTGGATATGTCTGCAACAGCTCGTGATATATATCGGCATCTTCCTCTACAGGAATAGTTTCGCAGATATTGATATTCTCTTGCTGTTCAATGCCAAATGATACTTGGAACTTACTTTGATTATCGTCAGGTCCATTTTTCTTATATAGATTATTAATGTAACTTCCAATCTGACCACTTGTATTATTAGGAACTGAAGAAAATATAAACATTCTAACAGCTCCATTTCCATTTAAAGATACAGTTGCACTGTTAGATTCAAACTGAGTATTTATTCCATTAGCTAATTTCCAATCATAACATCTTCTAAATCTAACTAAAGCTCCATTTTTTTGTGTACCATATGTATCAAAGTAAGAAAACTTATCTCTAGCTCCTGACTCATACCACCACTCCTCTATATTTTCGTATTCTGCTGGAGATGGATCAAATACCATTTCAGTTTGTGGATTATCATTCCATCCACTACCATCATTATATTGTTCTACCTCTACTTTTATTTTTATGATAGCACCTTTAAGTATTTTTCTATCTGTTTCTGGAATAGTTGTTGACCAATCATCTCCAGGTATTAATGCTACTGAATCACCTGAGAATCTATATCCACCTTCATAGAATGGATCTTTAGTTCTACAATTAAACGCCCATCTATCACCAACATTATATGAAGATTGATTAAATATCACACTAAAATATCCATAAGCTATAGATGTAACGACACCTTGAACTATATCTGCTGTATATAAAAGAGTATTTGTATTTTGTGTTGCATTTATATTAATCGTATTCTTAAATACAGAATATTTTGTAGGAGATGTTATTCTTATTATTATTCTAGTATCTTCTTTGTTTGGGTTATTATAGTCTGTTGATGACAATGTAACTCCTAGTGGATCTCCATTACCATAAAATATAGGTTTATCAACTATTCCATCATTAACATAATTTCCAAAAGTTCCAGAAAAATATGTATATCTATTGTCACCTCCAACTGTAACACTTGTTCCACCTATACCTTTGCTAGTATATATTTGACCGCCTTGATTAGAAAGTTCTAAAGGATCATCTACCTTTACCTTAAAGTATATACCTGCTATTGCATTTGTAATAAAACCTACCTCTTTAGATTCAATCTCAAGTACTTTATACTTTTTATTCGAATACGTAGGACCTGCTGCTGTATTTTTAAATATAACGTACTCACCAACTTTAAATTTATTCAAGTCAGATTCATTTATCAAGAAATATCTGAATGAATCATTGTAGTAAGATATAATTGGGAATATGTTATAATAAGACTTCTTAGCTTGCTTTACATAAACTCTATAATGAGTAGCCCAACAAGGAGCTTGATTCTGTATAGTTAACTTTATAGAGTTAGCCGTAGCAGAATTAGCTGGTGGAATGTGTATTGAATTATATGTAGGATTAACTCCATTTAAAACTGTAGTCATTCTACCATACTCATCCAAATATACTAAGCCAATTTCATAGTCTCTGTCAGACCTCCAAGTAGGCTTTGGACTCAAAGTATTGGCGTTAGAGTCACTAAGTATAGATAAGTTATAATTTATAGCAATATCTGCACCTAAGCAGTTAGTTATGTTTCTAAACTGAACGTAGTTACCATACGCAAGTCTATTACCTACAACGTCCTGAGCCTTAGCTAGTAATGGAACATTGTCAAATAGTCTAGTTACTTGCTCATTAGATATAGCTGCGTATATCTTGTTGTTATTGAACTCAACAGAAAAAGACGCGTTATTAGATATTCCTAAATCTTTCTTGTTGTATGAGTCAATAATGCTTACGTTTATATTCCTAGTATCTCTGACCAATAACTGAATCTCCTCAACAAACTCATTACCTGTCTCAAAGGTTACATTTACAGAGTTGAAGAAGTTAGTCATAGACTTATTGTTCCCTTCTCCATAATCGTAGTCGAATGACTTCGGTAAGAAAGACACAGCAGAGAATGGAGATATAGAGCTGTACTGATCGTCCACATACTTGAATCTGTAAGAGAAGTATAAGAACTTCTCAGACATATTATTAGAGTCTTGTACAGCTGTAGATTGATTGTTCTTTAGCTCAATAGATGGAGCAAACAAAGGCGGCTCTATAATTACATCTATATCTGAATCAATCCTAGCATCATCTACAGCGTAGCTTTTAGCTCTAGATATATTTATTCGTCTTGGAGGATTATAGTCATCCGTCCAATATAAGTAATCGTTTCCGTCTTGACCTTTAATAAAGTTTATCCCTGTGATTGGATACTTCTTATTTAGGTTTAATTTTGAGGCTGTAGTTGGAGTAGCTTTATTTGACTGAAGCACTCTAGTTGAAATACCAAATGCAGCATCGTATTCATATATACCATCAAACGTATCGCAAGCAACAATCCAATAGATTTTATTCTCTGCCTCATACTCTGTAGACCCAATAGTCTGAGCTGTGGTAGTAACTCTTCCAGATAATACACCAAGGTCAACTACTAAAGAGTTACCTAACTTATTCTTGGCAGCTCCTGCATCTTGTCCTTCTGTTGTTTCTACATCTATGTTTAATGCATCAACATACTGACCTTCAGGTATTAATCTTTCATCAAGGTCTTTATTCATAGACCCTTTTAAGAAAGTGTTTCTAATTTCTGCCATTATTTAATTATTTTTCCTTGCCCTCTAAGACTCATTATCAGCCTAGATGGATGAATGTTGGACAATCTAATCTTAGCGTTTCTTAGCTTCTTAGCCTTCTCGTCTCTAACTCGTTTTATGATGTACTCTTGAACACCATACTTATTGTCAAGTATAGCCCACCTAATGTATGCGTACAAGTAATCCTCAGCCATCTTGTTGATGCTTACTTTTGTATCATCACCATTCTCCATGCCGTCAGATATATACTCAAGAACAATGGTATGATTCCTAGCACCTGAGCTAAAGTCAATTACACCGGCTTGCTTGTTTATACTGAATGTAGGATTTATATTTGCTGTAGTTGGATCAAGTCCATATCGACCTGCAATATTGTACTCAAAGTACCAGTCACCACCCCAGCACCATCCCCAACAACCATTGTAAGCACCTCCACCGAAGTATTGCTGTCTCTCGTTGTTCTTGATCTCAAGCATTGATTGACCTGTAATAATCTCTCCGTTTGAGTCAAATAAGATGTTATAGTTGTTGTCTTGTAAGTATGCAGATGCAGATAACGGCTGAGTATTCTCAGACATTGGATACAATATGCCTTCTACATTAACAGACATACGTACATAGTCTACATAGTCAGGAGGCATAATTAACTTCAAGCTATCTCCAAGCTGTATCTCAATCTTCTTGAAGTTACGTAAAGCATCATAGTTCAGTTCCTGTATTCCTCGCTTTGCGTGAAAAAGGACCTCATATCTTTTAATGTTGTTGAGTAGCTTGTCATCACCAACATTCATTAGCATGAAGTTGTTAACGATATCAGCTAAAGAGACATACTGATACGACCCATGATTTGCATCGATAGGTGCGTTACCATTATTTGTATAGTACTGCCAGTTAGTTATATAAGCCATTTATTAACTTTTTTGTTGTATATCCATTGCTTCTTCCGATGCCATAGCTTGTACCACATCAGCCTCTCTGATAGATATACCTGAGTATTGTAATATCTTAACAACCAATCTAGGAGCATCACTCTTTGGAAGCTCAAAGTCTTGATAGTCTACAGCTCCTTGGTTGAATATAGGTTCTCCACCCGACAAAGTTGTCCATGTCCATTTAGGATCAAATGGATGACGAACGTAAAGCATACTAACGCCTGACGTTATTGTTGATGGATATACTTGTATACTTGAAACTGTATTGTTATAGTTATTCAATGTGTAAACAGGATAAGACTCAGTAGGAGCAGTTAGGTTGGAAGACACTAAGTTAAGCACCTTACCAATAGAAACCTTCTCAATTTCTTTGTTATTGTACGTGAGTCTCATAACCCTATATGGCTTCTGAACTCCAACAATATTATCTCCTGGCATATAGAACTTTCCAGCTCCAGAATCGTATGTCAAATTTGAATCAATAACAAATCTATCTAGAACTTCAGAAAGTCTTCCTGTTATATCTGCATAACCAGAGTTGTTAAGTCTAACAGATCCATAGTTAGCTCCTATTGACTTATTAAGATTGCTTGTGTAGTCATAGAAGTACTGGTCAAACAATTCTAATTGTGCTTGTCGTGCAAATAGATTAAACTCTTCTGGAGTTATATACCCACGATTGTCTTTACTTATTATAGACAGTACAGTATTTCTAACTTCGTTAATCATATTGCAAAGATAATAAAAAAGGGTCAACAATAGCTGACCCTCAAATTACTTAAATCAAAATCTATTAAGCGATATCAATATCACTAACAGCTTGTGGAACAGCAACAGTTAATACAGGGCTGTACCAAGGTTGTTGCAATGCAGCAACAATAGCATCTTGGATAGCAGCACGCATACTAAATGCAACTTGAGCAGCATGAGTCAATGTAACTACTTTACCACCAGCATAATTGATAAGTGTTGTCGTAGCTGTAGCTGAATCAGAACCAGCTTCAACTAATACTACGTTGTTAGCAGAAACTAACTGATTACTTTGTCCTGTAACAGGAATAGATAAAAACTTCTCCATTTTGTAAATATTAATTATTAAAATGCAAAGATAACAAAAAAGGTCGACATTAGCCGACCCCTCTTTCTAGATTATAGTTATAGTTTAGCGTTCGTATTCTTTAACCAAATACATATAGAACTCTTGTCCTTCATCTGATCTTAACCATGAAGAGAATGCTTGTTCAGCTGTCTCGTCCATAGGAACAGTAAAGATACGCTTTCTATTGTCTTTCAAGTTATAGTGTACGTCTCTACCATGATTTCTAGTAGCTACGTATGCATCCTTAAATGCCTTAAATGCTATGTCATCAATTGCTAACTCAGGATCATCAAGAGCATCTAAAAATTCTTGTGGATCTTCTTCAGCTAATCGCATAACATCCCACTTCAATTCACTTACAGACATCTTATCTGTATTTTTGCCTGTGTATACACGAATCAATGAAGCCATCTTCTCAGGATCTAATGATCTAGCTGCAATCTTAGCATCTAATACAAGCTCTTCATTCTTGATTCGCTCTTCAGCATCTTTAACAGGATCAAATTCATAAAAGATGTCACCATTTCCAGGATGAATCTTTAAGAAGTCATATAGAACAGGATTAGTGTCCGGAACTTGTAAAACACCATCTTCAAAGATGATTGGCTCTACAATAGCATTGTCATCTTGCTCATCTTGAAAAGGAGAAGTCTGATTGCTTGCATATCGCAAACTTCTCTGCTTCTTTTTCTCAGGATCAAAATATAAAAGTCTTTTTGTTTTGTTATCTCTAGATTGTAGGATAAACGATACAGGCGAATTTTTGCCCTTTAATAGGAATGTTTTGCTCATTTTAATTTGAATTTAAATTATAAAAATAAAGAGGGGAACTGAATCCCCTCTCTGTATTATTTGTTATTTGAAGATAACGAAGTTGTTAGCTCCTAATGTACACAATGCACGCTCAGAAAGGAAGTGAACTTCCATAGCATCTAAGTCGCTAGTTTGTGCTCCACCAGCAGAACCAGTGATCCAAGTCTTGTACTTACGGTTCTCGTTAGCAGTTTCACGGTAACGAACGTGTAAGAACGGACGAGTAGTGTTTTGACCTAATACTTGGTCGTAAACGTTAGTAGAACCAGCAGGAACTAATACACCGTTTACAGCACCTCCAACAAGACCACCACGAAGAGTAGCATCGTTTAAGTATTTCCAATCAGACTTGTAGAAGTCATAACCACCACGACGGAATCCTGTGAATCCAAGGTTAAGAGCCATCTCTTGGTCGTTGTCAAACAATCCGTATGAAGTACCACCAACTCCGTAAGAGTTTTGAGCAGCCAACATATCATCAACTTCCAAAGAGAAAGTACGATTCAAGAACAATGTGTTCTCAGCGATAGCACCTTCTTTGTCAAGACGATTCAAGATAACATCGAAATCAGAAAGAGCAGATGGAACACCACCAGACCATACGTTACCTCTCTCTTCAATAGCAGAGAATAAACCTTGTGATCCTTTGTTACCAACATCAGGTGTTGTAACTGATTCAGCACCTGAACCAGACTCAGCCTCAACGTGCTCTACCATCATCATTTCAAGATAATCTTCGAAACGTAGACGAGTCTCATGCTTAGATTTCAAGTACCAAAGGTATCCTAATCCGTTATCACCTTCAACTTCGATCCATCCGATTTGAGCCATGTCAGAACCAGAGATAGCGAACTTGTCTTTGATGATGATTGGAGATACTTCGAAGATTGAAGTTTCAGCCTCCAAAGATCCTTGCATTCCGTATGCACCTTTCTTGAACTCAGAACCATACACGAAACAAGTTACTACAGCACCAGCAGCAAAAGCTTGACCAGCAGCTTCGTAGTATGCTACAGAGAACGCTTTTGGATCACTACCAACATTAACAGCTGTGATGATAGCTTTGTTAGCTACAGAAGATGCGTTAGCAGAGATAAATACAGTCTGACCAACACGGAAGTTACAAGCTGCAATACCAGCATCAGCAACAGTCAATGTAGCTGTGTCAGCATTCAATGCAGCAGCAGATGTAACGTTTACATATTTAGTGTGCAAACGACCTTCTTCTGACCATTTAATTAAATCAGAGTTAGATGGAATCTCAGCACTCATGTTACGTAAGAATGAAGTGATAGAGCGATCTCCATAACGACCAAACTCTTTCTCCATTGTATCAGGTAAGTACTGATTCATGAAATCGAAATCAGAACTACCTAAATAGTTGCTTTGCAACGTAGCTTTTTTGGAACTCGGCTGTAAGTCATAAGTTCCCAATAATGAACCTGCCATTTTGTTTTTGTTTTAGTTGTTTACTTTTTTTTACTTTTTATTCTATAGTCTACCGAATTGCCATCTAAAGCTCTGATAGAAAATCCTTGCTTAGGTGTTACCGTAGTAGCAGGTCTTCCCATATCAATGTTCTTAGACTCCTCAGTAATGCTTCCTACACCATCAGTCTTGCCTTTCTCGTAAAAGAACTTGGCAAACTTATCAGGATTAGAAGCGATAGCAATAGCTCGATGGAATGCCGCAGCGTCCTTTAAGTAACCATCCTCATTCAAGAATCCTTTAACGAATCTTGTCATGTCAGATTGCTCTTTAAGAGTCTTTGCGTCCGCAGGCTTGTAAACTATATTGCTGTCATCGATTTTAAATTCGAAACCTTCGAATGAATCTGAAAACAACTCTTGAGTTTTAGCCATAAAGTACTCAGACCTTTTAACTGCCTCTTCATCTGCTGTTTGCTTATTTTGCTTGTAAGACTCATAATCTTCGTCAACAATAGCAGCAGGTCTTTCTCTTGACTCAAGAGGAATCCTATATTGCTCCTTTTGCTTTTCGAAGAAGTCATTCGCCTTCTTTAGCTCTTGCTTTAATGCTAACTTCTTAGAACGAACAGTCTTTTCATCATCAAAGTCCTCATCGTAATTAAGGTCCTCAATCTTCCAAGATATATCGTCACTATCGAACTCTGGATTTGTTGCAGAATAGTACTCAGCAAGCAATGTGTTTTGATCCATTGTGCTGTAATCTCTATTTAGCTTAACAAAGTCCTCTATTCCTCTACCTGTCTCACGCTTATACTTTAAAAAAGCAGCGGCATCTTCAGGTAAGTCTTCGTTAGCATTTCTCTGTTCGAATAAATCATCCAAAGAGTTTATCTCCTTGTTGTATCTATTCTTAATATGTGAAAGAACGTCTTCTTCTTTTATCTCATAAGTTACAGGAGTATCCTGAACATTATCAATACTAGTCTCTTCAGTTACAGCTACAGGAGTTTCCTCTGTAGTATCTTGAACTTCTTCGCCAGATACTTCTTTCTCATGGCGTTCAACTAATTCCTTCTCTATTTCAACCTGAGACTTCTCTTGGAAATCTACAGCTCTTACTTTAAACTCACTCATTATAATTAAATTAGATTTATTGCAAAATTAATGAAAAAAATTAATATCCTTATTTTTTAGGCTTTTGAGCTGGTTTCGGCTTCGGTTTTGGTTTCGGTGCTACTGGCTTTCTTGATCCTGGTAGTCTTGGTAGTAACGGCTTTAACATGATTACTTTGTTTTTTTATGGTTTTTATATGGATTATCCTTGTGCCATTTCTTTGTTGCTTTAACACCTTCAGAAACAGACTTTACTTTTGCCTTTTTAGTTAAATTTATCTTATCATACTTACCATTATTAATGTTAGTATGCTCAACAACTATATCTCCTTTTTTATTCTTTTTAACTGAATGTTTAACACCTTGTATAGAAATCTTTTTCATTTTTTTAATATAATAAACCAATTAGTATAGGCAGAAGTATAGCCCACTTTACTTTATGACTCCAGTATCTAGCCGATAGCTTACTTGGATTTGGGTCTTGAGCATTATGTCTAGCATAATAAGATTTTTTTCTAGCTTTATCTTCCTTAGTCTTTGGGTTTTTCCCAGCCCCTTTTACACCTTGCTGTCCAAATCGAATAGTTTTTACTTTATCACCTTCTTTAGCCACAACAATATGTGACTTTGTAGGATGACTTGGAGTTCTCTTAGGCTTATTAAATCCTTCAACTCCTGCTCGTGCTAATCTTGAATCTTTCATTTTTTCTTAGCAGTTTTTGCAGCCTTCTTAAAAGCTTTAGCAGTAGGAGCACCCTTAGTTCCTGGCTTTCTCATTGTCTCACCAGATCCTTCTTCAATTCGCTTTCTTTTAGCGTGAATATTTGCGTATAATCCTTTCTTCATACTATTTAGGTCCAAATGATTCTAAATCAAATCCGTCTAGAGAATCCTCCGTTGACTCAAAACTCTTAGCAGGTAACTGCTTTTGTCTCTGCTCTATAAGTTCTGACTGACGAGATGCCTGTAAGTCAACTCGCTTATCTTTAGCTTTCTCCTTCTCTTGATCTCTCTTTTCTAAGCTACTAGCATCAATACCTTTAAGCTGCATATTATATTGGAACTCAATATCCATAAGCTGTCTTTTCAGTTCAGCCTCTAGCTTCATCTTCTCCATCTCAGCAGCAATCTCTGCTTGTTTTACTTGAGATTTAACTTGAGCTTCTGCTTGAATTTTCTGCATAGCAGCTTCAGCAGCTGCTTGCTGAGATACGGCATTATTGTTCGCTTGCATTTGTGCAACCATATCTTCCCTCTTCTGTTGAGCTGCAAGTTTTCTCTTTCTTTTAACTTTAAGAAGTTCATTAGCTAGTTTCGTGTTCTTTATGTTTCTAATATCAATAGCATCCTCTAGATCAATAGCATCTCTCTGTAGAGCTATCTGAATATTTCTCTCTAGCATTTCCTTCTCGTCTTCATCAGGATCTAACTCAATAAAGATTCCAAAGTCATGTAAGTATAAGTCCTTTATATCTTTAAGTATAGCCATATTATACTTACCAATCTGCATAGCAAATTGCTCTTTATATGGAGAGTACTCTAGTATATCAGATATACGAACAGTTACACATTCAGCAAGTTTCTTAACCATAGATAAACCTGCCTCAAGTACGTGTCTTGTAGCTGTGTTGCTATTTAATGCAGCTAACTTTTGAATACCAACTAATGCGTCAGGGCTTGGCATAGAACCATCTCTAGCCTCATTAAGTCCTGTCACATCTCTAATCATATTTAGGTAGTGGTTATAGCTTCCTATCAATGACATAATTTTAGACTGACCAGAGTTAGTAGATAACTCTTGGATAGGTATCCTAGCGTTATTAAATTCACCTTCAGATGTGTATGACCTACCAATAACAGAACCTGTTTGGAAATATAACTTTAATGCATCTTCAGGATTATAAGCTGCTCCTTGACCAAGATCAACTTCATTCAATCCATCAGCATCAATGTATACACCATCAGGAACAATTCTAGACTGAACTTGCTGTAGCTTTAAATGTATAAGCTGAATTTGATCAGCAAATGGTATCATCCTTTTAACTAATGAGTCTATCTGCCCTTTATACATTCTAGGAGCAAATAATACATAGTTAGGAAGTGCTTTATTCGTAGCAGACTTAGGTCTAACCATATTCTTGCACATCTCCCATTTAAGTAGAATATTGCTACCTGCTACAAGTACACCTTCGTACCATACCTCTTTAGATATGTCTAGTCTCTCAAAGTATTCGCTATCATCTGGATTAAAAGTCTCATCTTTTCTGATTACTCTCTCACCTCCATTCTCAAGCTTCTTCTTCTTATATACAAATTTTTTGTCAGTCTTATAATTAAAATACAATAAGGTAACAAGTTCGTCAGCAAATAAATCATCTTGGTATTTATATATCACAGGAAAAGCGTCATACCAAGCAGACCCTTGATCCTTAATCTCTTGCAATTGCTCATCAGTAATACTAGGATCAATCTTTCTAAGCTCAGTATAATGAACTTGCTTTATCTCACCAAAGTAATAACAATCAGAAAAGTCAGGCTTCTCAGTATAACTCCAAATTAAATTAGCCGGATCTACATACTCAACAGATACACCTTTACCCTTAACGAACTCATGCTTAACAGCACCAATACCTATCTCAGTCTGGTCCTTATCAACCATCTTCTTTATGACAGGGAAATCATTCATGTTAAGTATAGTCTCTATAGCTATCTCTTCAGCAATCTCTATAGAAGGCTTATACTTTAAATTCATGTATAACGACAGCTCCTCATCATCCTCTGGAAGCTCGTCAGGATTAACGTCAAATGCATCAACTCCTAACTGATTCTTAGCCTTTAGCAATATGTCTTTTGCAAGCATATTAGACTCAACCATATCCTGGAATGCATTCTTCTTTTCAGCAGACATTACGTCTTGAGCATTAGCCTTAATCTTGTAAAGCCTATCAGCCATTCCATTGACAACGATGTCAACGAACTTAGGAATGATTGGAACAATCTCCCAGTTAAGATTTAAGTATGAAAGATCTCCATCAATAGAAAGCTCATTCTTATACTTCTGTATAGGCTGCTCTCCTCTAGCATATAATCTTAATCGATGAAAATGACCGAATTGGTCATAGTATCTACAACTTCCTCCTTTTCTTTTGAACCATTCAGATTCTACAGCTTTCCCGACTCTTAACCCATAATCAGGAGTCTGTTTTTGTGCATCAGTTGCTAACTGATCTGGGAATGCTGAGTTACTAATTATAATCTTCGGTTTATCCATTATCGAATTATCTGACTGCTAGAACCTCTATTGTCGTATTTCGCAAAGTTAATCATAATTTTCGATTTCTTCTGCTCTGTCTTAAACATATGTCTACGTGTTGCCATTATAGCTAGACCAGAACTAATAGATGCATCGTACTTAGTTCTATTACTTATATCATATTTAGCCCAATCCTCTAGAGTTCTAATAAAATACATATTACCTATTTCTTCAGGATCTCTATACGTACCTTCTGTATCAAAACCTACGTACTGCTCTACATATGACTCAATGCAAGATGCGTGTGTTTGCTTTATATCTTCAGATGTATTTGGTATACCTCCAATCTCAATCTCTGTCTTACTTAATTGATTTGTATGTTTATCAGGTCTATTCATAGAATAACCTCTGTATCCTCTATTCTTAAAGTGATACAGCATCCTAGCCTTGTTATTCTCTGCAAGTATAGGCATACCATAAAATACACAAGCCATAAGTACCTCCTCAAAGAATATATCTGCTGTTTGAGGTCTAGCTACATACTCAAGAAAGAACATATTAGATGGAACGTCAGGATCTAAATTACTAGTTGTAAGACCGTGAAGTGCTCCATTTGATCCACCACCACCAACTACTCCAGATATATCGTAAGGGTCACATCCAAATGCTCCAAGATCATCATTAGCAGGACACTTCTTACCATTTCTAATAACGAATTTATTTCTAAGTCTATCAGGTGGAAGCCATGACACTAAGAACCTACCCCTCGAATCAGGAGTCCATATAACCTCAGTATCCTTCTCTCCATTTCTCCAATGGAATGAACCTCTAGTTAATACCCTATCCTTTATCAGAGAGTCATTATAATCTATCTGCTGATATATCTTAGTCAAGTTGAAAAGAGACTGCCTAGACTCATCTCTAAATGCATGAGACTCTGTCCTTGGGTACTGTCTATAGAACTCGTTTAAAGCGTCTGCATCATTCTTCAACGCATCAACCTCATTCTGCCAATAAGATACAGCACCAACTTTTATATGCCTTCCATCTATACCCATAACAGGTGTTTCAGGATCTTCTATTACAGGATAACCAAACTCATCTATAAAGCCCTCCATGTTATACTCCATAGGAATAAACAAAGAGTATAATCCACTTTTTGTCTGACCGTTGGCATTTCTCTTTGAAGGCATAGAGTCATGGTATAGGTCCTTGAAGTTCTGACCACCTTTAGCTAAGGCGTTCACTGTAGAACCCATCATACACTTACCAACTATCCTACTACCTAAACGTAGACACGTTTTAGTTACACGCCAGTTATTAAGAATGTTATTAGGCGAAAGCCATTTTCCGCTATTCAAAGATATAGTGAAGTCGCTTAATATTAATTTTCTTTCATCATCGTTTGTTCCATCTACTTGTATACCTACATAATCTCCTTTTCCTAAATACTCAATATCCATTCCGCATCTTCTATTTGAATAAAGTTCAGAATAATCATTAAATGATTTTCTTTCTATTATTGAAGGTATAATGCTTAAATTACCAGATATGCTTATATTATATGATTTAGTTTTAAAATTTGTATTTTTTTCTTTTACATTGCTACAAGATAAACCACATGACATAGCTATAATTCTAATGTCTTCTATTATTGCCTTATTCTTCATTCCAAATGTTATACAATTTTTATTCTTATCTGAATAACCATCTGAATCTAAAAGCCCAGCTAATAGTTGAAGTCTAGTGTCTATTGAAGAAGTCTTATAAAAATAAGGTATATGCTTATTATTTCTTACATTTATTTTTTCTAATTCCTTATTTATTCCTTTGAATTTAAAATAAACAGCAGATTTACTTGTACTCTTTTTTATCTCAAATGGTATATTAAATATTTGAGACATTTTTCCTAAATAATCTAATAATTCTGGATCTTTATCCTTATTTACAATAATAGTAAATTCATTCTTCCTACCATCACCAATCCATAAACCTAATAAATATGGATGTATTGTTATTAATTCAGAATCAACGCAATCTATTGGTTTTGATTTTACTGAAAATGTATGTTGTTTTTTATATTTAGATAATGACATATATTCCTTTGGAGTCATTATCTTTTCTATTCTTTTTTTTGACTTATCCCTTCCGTTGTAAATATATTGTTCAAGGACTAATCTATGGTTTTCACTTACAATATAATCATTCCCCCACTTTTGCTTTACAGAGTACATATCTGTATTTCCAAAAGTCTTCTTAACTACATTTTTTATAATACCTCCAGATATCATTACTTTATCACCAATCTCTATATCCTTTATCTTCTTAAAGGACCAATCAGACATCATTATTTCTGTTTCTGGATCGTAACATTCATCATGAACAAGATTAAGTAGTTTTTGACCATCATATGAGTTGTCTGCTGTATTTAACCAGTCTATAGTAGTATCAAGACCTATAATCTTGTCATCATCTACATTAGACATATTCTTTTTTGTAATCTTCTTAGCCGGAACTCTAAACGACAATTCAGTCTTTGGATTGTCCATACCATCCTGTATAGGCTTAAAGAAGAAAGGATAGTTCCTAACTATTGGAACTACTTTATTAATAAACATCTCCTTAGCATCAGCACCTGTCTTGGATAATATACCAAGCTTTGCATCCTTAGATATAGTACCAATATTAGCTGTCTCTGATGATGACATGAAAGAGAAACCAGAACGTCTATTCTTTAGATAGCACATACCAAAGCAACGATCATCAGCCTTGCAAGCTTCCCAAAATATAAAGAATATTCTGTTTGATTCACGGAAGTCAGGAAGACCAATATCAATCTTAGACCATTGGAGATACATATAATGGCTTCCTGTTATATATGTAGGCTTACCATTATTCATGAACCAATATCCATCCTCTCTATTGGTAAACTCATCTTGAATATATTCTACCCACTCAACCTTAAACTCGTTAGGCTTTACGTTCCATTCAAATATACTCTTTATGCTAGCTAATTCTTTTGGATATTCTTTAGGAGTCCATTTGTTATTACCTTTTGGTAAGTTACCTTTTGGTAATCTAGGAAGACCAACCTTTAGTCCATTTATATCATATACATCGCCTAATGTTCCATCCTTAGATATGATAACAACATCATACTTTTCATCATACCCATACTGCCACTTCTTAGTGTTCTTAACCTTACTAGGCACATACTCTGGAAGTAAACTATATAGACTCATTTCTTCTTCTCTTTAGCCAATGATTCAGCAAAGCTTACAGGTATCTCAGCAACCTTAGCTTCAATAGATGATTTATCTTTAGCTTCATTTAATTGCTCTATCCTTTCAAGCATATATAATGCATCATCAAATGCAAGTCTTTTAGCAGCTGCTGCATTCTTCATCTTGTCAGCAGACAATGCATCTTCAGGATTAGATGTGATAGGGTCTCTAAGTACGCCTATCAACTCATCAATAGCCTTCATGGCAGCATCTAATATTTCTTTTCGTTTACTAGACATATATTTTGAGTTCGCATCCTATATAATATTCTATCGTCTATCTTAAACTCGTACTCGCTGTCAGGAGTAAAAATAATCTCATCACCCTCAGATAAATAGTTCTGTGCATCATTCTTATAAACAAGCACTCCATGAAGCTCTTTATTTACATCTGTAGTTAGTAGCTCACTATTATCCTTCTTTACAGGTTGTACAAAACAATATGGAGACGGAGCTTTCCAGTCTTGGTTGGGCTTTCTATACATAAATAATTCATCAGTAGACACCAAGAATGTATTATCTCTTAGAAAAGACCAAGAGCTTTTCTCCCTGCCTTTCATATCATAGTACAATCTAAACACATTATGATGAACTATCACTACATCTCCTGGCTCTATTGGACCATTATAGTACATTGGAACAGCTAGTACAACTGCTTGTCTATTTGTTGTTGTATGGTCTTCCTTAGATGATGATAGTATAAGCTCATGACCATCAAAGGTCTTAGAGTTAGAATACCTCTTGTTGTCAACAGGCTCTATTATAAATAGATATGGAGATCTCATTAGAAATCTATTTTATACTCAATAGTTACAGGGACAGTGTTATTTAATGATTTCCACTTAACGATTTCATCATTCTTTTTTATATAAATGACAATATCCATGTTCTCATATCGTATGGTATCTATTGTGTAGCTCTTGTCTAACACAGCTTGACCAACAACATAGTGCATGGCATTCAATAAATCGTTTCCTATGGATATCTTACGTATCACTTGAACTCTCCTGTATTGGTATCAATAGTTACCTCTCCATACTTAGCTACAAGCTGATCTTGCATATCACGCAAGTTATTCTCAGAAGCGTCTAAAATGTCTACAGATCTTTTGTAAAAAAGTGCTGCATCACCAACGCGATTTTTAGCAGTGATAAATGCTTCGTTAGCAGACTTCAAATTAGCGAACTCTTGCTCTGTTAATCCTTTATTTTCCATTTGATTTAAATTAATTTGTCACAAATATAGTATATTTTTGGGACGAAATTATACCTGATATACTCTTATTTCAATATATTGCTGTGTAAGCATACCATCAGTTAACGAACCGCCATTACTATTATACGTAAGTAATGTAATTCCATTAGATGTATTTGAGTATGACATATCAGCTGGAAACTCACTTGTTGGAGCTACCCCCATAACAATAGCCACATATCCAGAGAAAGCACCTGTAAGATTACCATTATAAGATCCAACTGAATTTCTAACCCAAGTAATATTACCAATCGTATTAGGACCTACAACTGTAGCAATAGGTGCTGCCGTAGCAGTTTGAGTGATAAATGCTCTGTATATTTTTACACCTCCATTTAAATCAGCTACATCTAGTGGTGACACATTTTTAGTTGCACCAGTAACTGCATCAGAAGCTAAAAGCTTATCCCCTTCATTAAGAGATGATAATGCATATGATTGTATTCTTGCCATATCTATTTATTTATATACTCTAATCTCAAATGGAGCATTAGTAAGTAATCCATTATCAGGAGCATCAGCAGCCAATAACCATGTACTTATATATATAAGACCATTGCTTGTATGATCTATACCAATATTAGTGTTGCCTGTAGATAAAGCACTTACAAATGTTTTACCTAATTCAAAAGCACCTGACGGAGATAAGACTCTATAATCTCCTAATCCGTCATATTGAAACAAAACAGTTCCTAATTGATTTTCTAATACAACAGCCGTTGGAGCATTAGTGCCATCCTGTGTTAATAATGCTACGTATGAGTCATAAGGAGTTACCTGGTCTGCAATATCTTCTATAGTATAGATTTCACTATAGCTATTACTTAAAACAGATTTTTTCTCTTGAGTATCTACAGACGGATTTATTCCGACAAATTTAGTTCCAGCAGGTACAGACATATTGTTTTTATTGCAAAGATAGTTATTTTAATTTATTAAGCCTCATTCTTAGATATAGCTCCTTTAGCAGTAAGCTTAATCTTACGTACATTTTCAGGTTGTGCAACCTTCCATGATGTACGTCTAGCTTGATATAATCTAGACTTTAGTATGCGCGTTACACTAACCGCATTTCCTTGATTACCTCCAAGAACATGATAACAATCTTTGTCTTCTCCAACATAGATTCCAACATGACCACCACCATCTCTCTTGAATGTAAGTATGTCACCTAGCATTGGTTCTTCTACTTTAGTTCCATAGTTAGACCAAGACAATGCCCATAATGGCTTCTTAACAACTTCAACTCCAGCAGACTTAGCGCAGTAAGCAATAAATAAACCACACCAAGGAATCTCGTCATTGGTATATGTTCTCTCTAAACCAAGCTCTTTAGCCCAGTTTAATATAACTTGATTATGCTTAGAACCAACTATCTCTTTTACTCCAATGTGTTTTACAGCTTCAACTAAAATTCTTGGAGACTTCTCGTCTTTTAAAAAATCGTAACTCATAGCCTTGTATCTTTAGCAACCTCAACAAAGTTGTTCATAGTACACCACTCAAGAAGATCCTGTGGAGACATACGGTAAGATCTACTGATAGCATATACCCACGCAACATACTCCGAACAATACATTCTTTGAGTCTCATCTGTCTTTTGTCTCCAAGTATTAGTTAGTAACTCTATTGGCTGTTTTAATATAAGCCCTTCAAAATCATAACCTGTGTGACCAACTTTTGTCAAAGCTCTCATTGCAAGCTCTTTGTGATCTATATCGTTTGGAGATCTATGTACAAGCACCTTGTATCCATACTTGTCAACCCAATCATTCCAAGGTCTTACGTTTACACCATCTGCTTGAGCATCAATAACATATGGTTGACCCCATATCTCTATGAACAATGCTGAATGATTAAACTTAGACTTAGTAAACTTCTTTATCAATTTAGGTATCAGCCTATCTGCTGAACAATGCAGGATGTCACCTGTCTTTAGATTACTCGGATTTATCTCCATTTTTATTTAATTTTAAAATCTCACCTAGCTTATCTATGATAGGTAAGAAGTTCCCCCAACCTAGCCTCATAAAGTTCTCTAAGTTAGAAATGAATAATTGAATAATTACATAGTTGTAAAACAAATAATGTACCCAATCGTAAACATTAAATGTTATTCCAAAGATAGCTCTTTGAGGAATGTATCTAGAAGCTAGATTAGAACAAGCTATAAACACAAAATAAACAAATAGCTTTAACCAACCTTTCTGAAACTTTTCTGATGAAAATCCTTTGCCTTCTTTTATAGACGCTCTAACTCCTGTGAATAACTCAAGACCAAATAATAATATAACTAATACTCCTACCGGAACATTTATACCTAATACCTTCTCAAAATAATATCCAAATGAAGCTAGACACGAACTTAGAACAAT